ATGGCGCGCGGATCGAACAAGCTCACCGCGATGACGGTGCAGAAGATCAAGGAGCCTGGCAGATACGGCGACGGCGGCGGGCTCTACCTGCAAGTCGGGCCGACCGGCGGCAAGTCGTGGCTGTTCCGGTTCACGCGGCAGGGGAAGGCCCGCGAAATGGGCCTCGGGCCGCTGTCGGCCCTGTCGCTGGCCGAAGCGCGGGAGAAGGCGGGAGAGGTCCGCAAGGTGCTTCTCGCTGGCGCCGATCCGCTGGAGGCCCGAGAGGCCGAGAAGGCGAAGGCGGAGGCCGAAGAGGCGCGAGGGATGACGTTCACCGAATGCGCCGAAGCCTACATCGCCGCTCATGAGGCGACTTGGCGCAACCCCAAGCATCGGCAGCAGTGGCGCAACACCCTGAAGACCTATGCCGAGCCTGTCTTCGGCGAACTGGCTGTCGCGTCGGTCGATCTGGCGATGGTGATGCGGGTTCTGGAGCCGATTTGGAGTGAGAAGCCCGAGACCGCGTCTCGCCTCCGGGGGCGGATCGAGCAGGTTATCGATTGGGCAGCCGTGCGCGGCTACCGGCAAGGAGAGAATCCGGCGCGCTGGCGGGGCCACCTCGATAAGCTTTTGCCCGCGCGTGGAAAGGTGCGGAAAGTCGAACATCATGCGGCGCTGCCGTATGAGGAAATCGGGGCCTTCGTGGCCGATCTTCGCACCCGTGACGCGGTCGCCGCTCGTGCCCTGGAGTTCACCATCCTCACCGCCGCCCGGACGTCCGAGGTGCTGAACGCCGCCTGGGGCGAGGTGGACCTTGCTGCCAAGGTCTGGACGGTCCCGGGCGAGCGCATGAAGGCGGGCCGCGAGCACCGCGTCCCCCTGTCGCCCCAAGCCGTGGCGGTGCTGAAGGGGATGGTGAAGCTCCGCCGGGGTGACAGTGAATGGGTTTTTCCCGGTGCCCGTGACGGACGACCGCTGTCGTCGATGGCGTTGCTGATGCTTCTTCGACGGATGGAACGCGGCGACCTAACCTCTCATGGGTTCCGATCGACCTTCCGTGACTGGTGCGCCGAACAGACCGCCTTTGCCCGCGAGGTTGCGGAAGCGGCTCTCGCCCACACCATCGGCGACAAGGTTGAGGCCGCCTATCGTCGGGGTGACCTGTTCGATAAGCGGCGCCGGTTGATGGTGGCCTGGGCAGACTACTGTGATCAGCCGATGGTCAAGAAGGGCAAGGTAGTTTTGCTGAAATCTGCCGTATGAGACATCACATTGTTGCAAAACCCGCGTTTAAGTCGGAAATGCACTCCGAGTCCGCTTGTGAAGCGACATGATCTCCATGTAATAAAAAGCAAAAATAATCAATGACAAAAAAGAGAAGGCGGCCGGTATCAGAGCTGTTATGATTCCAGCCTCAATTTTGATCCCAATTAACCTAATCAGAGATATGCCTATAATTGAGAAGACCCAAGACAGCGCCATTGATATTGTTGTTATTCCCTGTAGTTTTCTCTGGAGATTCACCCATTCTATATTTATTTCCTTTATTGAGTCGGAATTATTTGAATTTTCTCTCGTTAAAGATTCAACATGAACGCCAATGTCTGTCAGGTACCAAAATCCGTATGATGTGACGCAAGAAATTATTGACAATATAAATGGTAGTGAATTTGCACCAACATCTTCCTTAAAAACCATTAATGCCGCAACGCCAAGAGATGCGTTCGTTATCTTTGATATTTTATCTTGCTCAAGTTTTTTATATGTTGGCCAGTCCATATTTTTAATCCGATCTATATTTATTTTATTATCTTTTTGAGGTGCTCGACGAGCGCCACCAGGATCAGGGCAAGGATGGTGTCGCGCATGGGAGCATGCTTCCCAACAGGTATGGGCACCCGGCAGCGTCAGCTTTCAGGCTTGGGATGATCCAACCATCGCCATGTCAGTGCCGTCTTGTCCCAATGTACCCGGCCATCTTTGAGTTCCCGAAAGCGCTGGAGCATGTCCGGATTGATCCGCCTGCCGGTTCGACCATGTCCACCGAGGATGGGCATGTCCCCGGGCCGATCATAGAGGCGCTGTAACTCGGCAACGGCACGCCTGTGACGAAGCACGCCATAGTGCTTAATCAGCCGCAACAGTCCTTCCGCAGGGTCGTCCGGAATATCCTCACGTCTCAGCGGTTCGCGCTCAGGCTCTGGAGAGATTTCTGCAATATCTATTGCAGAAAAATCAATGTCCGGAACATCAAAAATTGAAAAATCTATCTTCGAGGTGTCTATTTCAGGAATGGCATCCAATGCGACTTTCAGATCGGGGATATAATTCTCATCAAGAATCGGCTTCGCGTCATTTTCCCTATTCCTTTTTGCCATTTCTCGCCTCCATCTCCGGGAAAAGCAACTGCTCCACCACCACATCCGCGATAGCTTGGCCCAGTTCCCCAGGAAGAACAACCGCTGGCAGCCATCGCCCATCACCGGCCCGGAAGCATGGAGCATCCACCGAGAGGCCCCCTCCCGGCTTCCGCCGCACCTGAACGCCCTGAATCCGCACCGGGACACCATCAAAGACGATCTCGACCACCGTCAGCGCCCGACGCAATTTTGCGCCCGGGTCTCCTCGAATTTGAGGACACCCGGCCCTGAGGGGTCGGTGGGAATCCCCACCGACCAACAGGGGATCGACCGAGATTTCGATCAATCTGCACCATCGTCGCGATGGTACAGGGGTATGACGATGATCGTCATCCCTGTATTGCCGAAATGGCAATGCAGGGGGGGCAATTACGACCGCACCTTCTCAAGCAAGTCGCTGGCCAGCGCCACGGCACGGTTTGGCGTCAGGGGCACCACGGCCAGCCGGTCGGCGCCCTCGTAGATCGTCAGTAGGATCGGCGCGTTGCGTTCATCCTGGGTGATGACGATTCGACGGTCGGTGTCGGTCATCGTCTAGCCTCGTCTCGGTGGATCAGCGCCGTGACGATCGCCCGATGCCCGGCATCCTGGCCGAAGTGATGACGTAGAGCCTTCAAGCCGAATTTCAACGCCTCCCACTCCGCCAGCGCGGCGACAGACCAGGGACCGAAAGCCGCCGGTTCCGCCCATCTCGGAAGTCGATCTCGGACGGCAATATCCCAAACGATCAGGCTTGGCTTGATTCCCCGCTTGATCTCTCGATCAGCGGCAACCAGGGCCTGCCACGCCAGCCGGGCGGCATCGTTGCGAAGCTCCATGCCCTCAATGTCGGCCTCACGTCGACCACCCGGATAAGCGAATCGTTCGAGTTCGGAACGGGGCATCTTCGGTGCCCCCGGCAGGCTCCGGGCGATCAGGTCCGCAAATTTCCTACCGGTGTCGTGCATGGCCTGGGTGATGCCCAGACGGCCTTCCACCTCCCCGTGGGCAAGCAGCACGCCCAGCACCGACCAACACACCCGCGCATCGCCACCGGCGGCCAGGGCCTCGCGCCGAAGCTGGATCTCGGCGGTCCCCCGGTCGGTCTTGCGCTCGATCTCGACCAAGCCGGCAAGCTGGGCAAGCTCGGCCACCGGGATTCGCAGGATCGCCGCCACCCGCTCGACGGCCTGAAGCTTCACCGCCCTGTTGCGCCCTACCTTGCCGCGCAAGATGTCCCTGAACCCGTCCACCGTCAGGCCGGCGCGGTGTTCGAGGTCGGCAACGCTCGAAATCCCCCGAGCCTCCATCGCCGCGCGCACCCGGAGCGAGAGGGCCGACTCCTTGGCGGGCCTGCCCCGCTTGCCCTTCGCCTGGGGCGGCCGGGGCGCGGGTGGGGCTGGGGCTGTAACAGGCGGCGGCGTTGGGGCGGGCTCTGGTTCGACCGGAGGAGGTTCGGCGGCCACCGGCTCGGGCTCGGGGTCTAGTTCCGGCTCAGGCGCGAACTCGACGACCACTGGGGCCAGTATCGGTTCAAGTGCTGGGGAAACCGCCACCGGGGCCTTGGGGACCAAGCGCGCGACCAAGGCATCGAGTCCGGCGGCCAGCGCCTGCCGTTCGAGCGCTGCAAGGTTTTTATCTCCATCCGGCCGTGCCCAGCCGGGCTTATCGCCTTCGATGACAAGTCTCCAAACAGCGAAGGATGGAAGTTGTGATCGAGGGTTGGCTGCGGCGAACGGACCATCGGCACCGCGCAGGGCCAGCCAGGCCCGGCGTAGCGGATCGGGCCAAGTCGCCCACGTCGACCGGTCGGGAGTCAGCCCAGGCCAGGGGCGGCAGCCGACAAGGGAACGAAACGCAGTCGCCGCAGGAGAAGCACACGGGTCGCACTCATCGCCGCGGTATTGGCCATCAGGTTCGATCCCGGCCATTGCGGCAATCTCGGCGACGGGGATGCCTAGATGCATATTGATTGCCAGCATGACCGCCCGCCGTCGTTCTGGCGACTGCCGCCGACTCGTGACGAAAGCGGAGACTGCCCCTTGAGCCAATCCGGCAGCAGCCTCGAAGCGCCGAACGTTATGAAACGTCGAAGCGGCAATATCCGTCTTCAGCCTACGGGCAAGCGTGCTGTCTTTCGCCAGAATCGGGCAATTGCGGCTCGATACCATTATCAAACACCCCGGATCAGCGCCTCGAAGGTTGCCCCGGCCGGATCATTGGTTACGCTCAATACTAGGTGCGCCCGCCCGCCAGCGGTGATGATATCGCCGGGCGCCGGGGTGATGGTGAGGCCATGGGCGAGGATCGTGCATTTCCGGTCGCCCTGGCGGATGATGCTGCCATCGAGGAAAGCCTGGGAACGCTGAAGCGATCCGGCATCGAAATCCTCGATCATGCCCTTGACCGAATAGGTCGTGGTGGTGCCCTCGCCGACGCTACCCGTGCTGGGGTCATAGGCCCCCTGGGTCGTCCGCGAGAGGGTGAGTGTCCCCATTACTCCACCCAGGGCTTGCGCGATGGTTTTGGCCAGCCGGCCGTCATCAAGCAGGGCCATTTTCGCCTCCGTCAAAGGATCAAGATTCCGTCGGGCCGGGCGGATTCATCGTTGTAGATCGAGCCCCCGCCATCACCGTTGACGGCCCGGCTCACGGCCATTGCACAGGCCACGGCGCCGTCAATGCGGTCGCGGGCCTTGCCCTTCGAAAAGGCTTTCAGACCCGCTTTGTCGGTTTCAACGACGACATTGCTGAAATTCCACCTGAGAATCGGGTGCCCGCCGTGGATCATCCGACCACCGACGATAGCCATCTCCAAATCGCGGATCGCCGGACCCATGGTAAGGCTGCCCTGTCTCATCGCGACGACTGGCAAACCCTCTTCACCGAGGTTCCCCATGATTTGCTGCGCCAGATATGGATCAAATGCAACTTCGGACACGCTGTAGATGTCGCAGAGCCAGCGGATTTTATCCTCTACCGCGCCTTGGTCGATGACTTCACCGGGGGTCGGCTGGATGTGGCCCTGTTCGGCCCATACTGTGTAAGGGACTTTGTCGCGCTCGGATCGGCGCCGAAGGTTCTCACCAGGACAAAAATACCAAGGATGGACGAACAGGTGGCCATCGTCGTCCTTCCAGCAGGCGACAATGACAGTCAAATCGTTGACGCTAGAAAGATCAACGCCAACCCAGCACGGCCATTCCTTCATCGCCTCAAGGTCAACCGGCCCACCGCAAGCATCGTATACAGCCGCATCGACGAAGGGGGCCTCTGAGTGATCCAGCCAAATACTGCAATGCAGTTGCTTGAACGCCTCCCTGTCCGCCGGCCGGTTCTCCGCCTCGCGGGCAAGCTGGCGCAGACCGTCAATATCCGGAAAGCCCAGATCGAGGCCGGGATTCGCCAACCGCCAAGTGTCCTCGGATCGCCAGTCAGCATCGGCCGGTGGTTCAAACAGAATCGGAAGGAATCCCTCGTCCTCAATGTCCCCACGGGCGACTTTGCGGGCGTAATCGTATATGTCGAAGGCGATATTGTCTTGCCCTCGCCCAGCCGTGGTGGCGACGACACAGAGCGATCCTGGGGTTTTGACTAGGCCGGTTCTGACCACATCCCACAATTCACGGTTTTTCCAGATATGCAACTCGTCAACCAAAGCGAAGACGGGGGTTAGGCCGTGTTGGCGGCCGGCATCGCTGGAAATGGCGCGGAGAACGGCACCGGATTTCGGGTGTTCCAAGCGGTGCCGGTAGCTGGTCACCGTCACCTTGTCGGCGATTCGACTGTCCTCTTGGACGATAAGCGCGGCTTCCTCGAACGCAAGCCGGGCCTGTTCTCGATCGCTCGCCGCGTTCAACACCAGCCCGCCGGGCGTTCTTTCGGGGCCGATGGTGTGAAGCAGCGATAAACCCGCGCCGAGGGCGGTCTTTCGGCTTCCTCGGCCGACCAGAAGGAACACCGTCTTAACCTTCCGCCGGCCATCGGCATGGCGCGGCCCGTAGATCCGCTTGACGATGCGCTCCTGGAATGGCGCAAGGGTGAATGCGTGACCAGGGGCGAGGCTTTTGGGATGGCGCAGCGCCCGCAAGAAGCTCACCGCCCGCTCGCCAAAGCCGAACGGATCTTCGATTTCGCTCTCGTCGAACACCCATTGAGGGTATGTGTCGGGCAGGGCTGTCATAGGTCGAACCCGGCCAAGTCATCGGCCTCGCCGGGATCGCGCGCCACCGCCTTGTTACGGCTAGCCGGGGTCAGGCCGAGTTCGGCGGCGAGGCGGCGCGACTCGGTCAACGATTGGAACATCGTCTGGAACGCGGGGTGTCGCTTGGGGCCGGCGGTGGTGGCGACCATCTCGCCCTCGGCGGCAATCGTGGTCTGGCAGCGGCGGACCAGCCCGACGGCGAGGCAGTAGCTCTCGACCATGGGGAGGTCTTCGCGCGTCACGGTGCGGCGGGCCAGCAGGCCGGGCCAGATGCGGCGCCATTCCGTCTTCGCCTCGGGCGGCAACCAGGCAGGCGCGGGCGGGGCCTTGCTCAAGCCCCCCTCGATCGCCCTCAACTCTGGTTTTCGACCCCGCATTTGCTCCAACCCCTATTTGCTCAATTCGGCTCTCTCAGGAAGGACACCCCCCACCGCGCAATTTCCCCCCAAGGATAAATATTCGACCCCCCTACCCCCTATGGATGAACCACGGGTGCTTTGGATCATTTGGCGATCCACTGGCGTCGCAGCCCTTGGGGCTGGCGGTTGGATTGCCGAAGCCGCCGTCTTCACTTGCGGTCTTCCTGTCGTGGCAGGGCTTGCACATCGATTGGAGGTTGGTCGGGTCGAGGAACAGCCGCTTGTCACCTCGCCATGGCTGCCTGTGATCGACGATAGTTGCCTTGCCTCCGCACTTCACACATGCCGGATGCGCCTTGAGGTGTTGGGAACGCAGGGCCTTCCACTCGGGGGAGGCATAGGGGCGCCACCGTTCATCCCGGCCAGGATCAGCCGTGCGCGGTGCCGGGGTGCAGCCGCAGCGTTCCCCAGCCGGGACCGGACGACGGCATTTCGGGCAGATCGTGGGCGCTCTGTAAGGCACGGCCGATCACCCGATGCTCGGCTGTCTGTACGGCGCCAGCAGCGGTTCAACCACGCTCAGGGCCGCGCGCGCGTTCGGGTCGAGATAGCCGAGCGAGATTGACCCAATCGCAATCGACTTCAGCCCAGGATCGCGCCCACGCTTCGCCCAGGCGTCACCCACCAGCGTCAGCACAGCCTGTTGGATGTCGGCGGGAACCGTCTCGAAGCCTGCCCGATACTCGATCGTGACCACACTGACTGGCCAGCACTGGTAACGGCCTTTGCCGGTCAGACGGCGGACCAAGCCCGTGTCGTTCTCGGCCTCGATGTCGGTAGCAACGTCCAGCGCCACGCCATCCACAGTCACGGCCGAGACTGCCACCAGGGGCCAGCGGCTCACCGGCAGATCGGGCACCGGGCGCGTCAAGCGCAGCGTCTCGCGGAACTCACCCACGGCCAGCGGTCGGCCGATATAGGTCTGAACGGCGGCGCTCGCGGCAGCGATCAACGGGTTGAGTTCCGCGTCATCAACTGCCGGGTCCATGCTCAAATGCTCCCTCGCCACCTCGTTGGTGACCAGAAGCGGATTCGGGGCGGTAATGATTTCAAGCATGGCGGTCACCTCGGAGGGAAGGTGGGGCGGTGCGGTCGGACACCGCCCCGGGTGCCTGCCGCGCGGAGAAAGGTTGCTCCGCCGCAGGCCGTCGGGGTTGGTTGGGGCGCGGCCACTCTCCGACTAAAGCCGCTCCACCACGTAGGCCGCACTGGCCTGCCCCGGTGGCAGGGGCCGCCTCCCCGGTCAGCCGACCGGGGCGGAAAGGGGATGGCCGAGGATCGCCACGGCCGACAGGGGCGTTCCGGTGCCGTGGGTGCCCGAGAAGTCGGCCGCCAGCTTCAGGTAACGCTTGGTCCCGACATAGCCGACCCGAGTCACGTCCGAAGCCGTGTGGGCGGCGGTCAGCGCCTTGACGATGCCGCCGGTGCCCACCGAGTCGACGCCCAGCAGGTCGTCGGCGGTGACGGCCTCATAGGTGCTGTCGTCGTCGGAATGGGTCACCTTGAACTCGACCTTGTTGGTCGAGGTGAAGGTGATGCCGCCCGCGCCGATGTGAATCGCCAGGGTCGCCGAGTCGAAGCCCAACAGGTCGATGGCGGCCGGGGTGGTATCGGCGGTATAGACGGCCGGGGCAATCGCCTCGGCCGTCTTGAGATTATGAAGGGTGTCGCGCATCGGTCTTGCTCCTTACGAGGCGGCGATCTTGAGCTTGCGGATGGCCTCGGCCTTGGCGACACCAGCGGCCAGACGGCGACGAGCGTGGAAGCGGGTCAGACCGTTGGTTGCCTGCGAATACGGGTCGCGCAGAACCGACAAGGCCACCCGGTCAAAGATCCGGAAGCCCGCATTGAAGTCGCCGAAGAGAATCGGGAACTTGCCAGAACCGACGTCGTCGAGGTCGGGCGTCTCAACGATCGGCCGGCCCAACAGCATCGTGGCGGGTTCTGCCACAAGACCGGCACCGGCCGGGATCATCAGCGGCAACTTTGAGACGGGATCCGTCATGTACCGCAGCTTGGACAGGGTGTTGCTGTTGAGCAGCCACACCGCGTTTTGCCGATAGGCCGGGTCCATCGCATGGTAGATCGCGATAATACCTTCCTCGGTCAGCCCTGCGGCATCACCAGAGGCGGTGTACGGGATGGTGGCATCGTTCATCAGGCCAGCGGGCTGGAGGTTGCCGGTGCCGTTGACGAACGCGGCACCCTCGGCCCGGCCGAATTCTTCGGCGAAGTCGAACGAAAGCTCGGACGCGATGTCGAGCGCGCTATCCTCCAGCATCGCGTTCGAGACATCGACGTAGGCGGCCAGTTCATGAACGGTGTAGCGGTTCTGGCCGTAGGTGGGTTCGGTGCCGCTGCGGTCGGCGGTCTCGCCCACCCACGAGGCGGTCAGGCGGCCGGTGCGCTTGGGCAGAATCACGGCACTCGACGCGGTGTTGGCGACCCGGGCGACGCTGCGGATGGGCGAGAACTGAACGACGTTCTTCAGCAATTCGGCCACGAACTGGTCGGGGGCAAGATAGCCGCCTGCCGTGTCATCGCTCACTCGCAGCGAGCGGATTTCGTCGGCGCCCAGGGCTTCGCGGCCCCGGCGGATGAACGACGTGAACGAGCGGGTTTCGATCTCGGCCGCGTCGTTGCGCTGTTCGGTCCCGGCGATGCCTGCCCGAGCGGCGCGGGCCTCGATCTTGTCGAGGCGGGTGTTGATCGCGGTGACGCTGGAACGGATCTCGGCCACCGGGTCGGCAGCGCGGGTTTCGTGGGTCTGGTCGTCGGTGCCGGTCTCCGACGCGGCGGCGGTCTTCGTGGTCATGGGGGAGTCGACTCCATTGGGGTTGTGGTCCGCGTCGGGTGCGGCTGGGGGCAGTCCTCGGACTTCGAGGACGCGAGCGTTCTGGCCGGAGGGGATTCCGACCAATGAGACTTCGGCCAGGGCGGCACGGGTGATGCTGCGACCACCACCGGAACGGGGGCGGTCGGCTTGGCGGCGGAACCCGACGCTCAGACCGTTCAGGCTCCCGGCCTTCAGCAGCGCATAGGCTTCAGCGCCGTCGCGGGTTTCCAGCACCAGGCGCCCGGCGACACGAAGACCACGGGCGTCTTCGGCGATCTCGTCCCAGGTGCCCACGATCTTGTCGGGGCTGTGATTCCACAGCATCGGCAGGCGGTGACCGGCGGCGCGTTGCTCGACCAGACTGTCGGTAAAGGCGCCACGCTCGAAGGCGGTGCCGTGCCGATCGAGTTCGGACCAGACGCAGGCGTACCCGGTGAAGGTTCCGGCGGTGCTGTCCAGATCGGAGGGGGCCAGCCGGATTTCCAAGTGTTCCAGCGCCCGCCCCTCGGCCTTGGCCGCTTCGGCCGCCTTCGCCTCGCGCTCCAACCGCCTGAAGATGGCCCAGTTCTGCCGGTCGATTTCCTTCTGGGTGGCGCCCTTTTTGCGCTTGATCCCGGTGACAGGCCGAAGGAAAGAGCGGCAACCGTTGTGGATCGGCGGCCGTGGAATGTCTTTCGCCCAGACGTTGAAGTCTGCGTGGTCGAGGTGCTTGCACATCTCGCTCGTCTTTTCGTCTTCGACCGCTACGTATTGAAGACGAGGAACAACGTCGCTGTTCGCGCGGAAGACTTGCATCCGGGCATCGTTGACTTGCCGGGCGGCGGCGGTGTCGGCCATCACCGAGACGTGACCTGATAGGTCACTATCGAGGACGGCGGCGGTGGCGGCCTCTGGGGTCGGGGCCGCCTCGGCGGTCTTGACCAGCGCGGCGACGATGCCGGCGGCGACGGTCGCGCTCCAGCCGCTGAAGTCCCCGCCCTGGGGCGGCTCGACCGTGGGGTACGGCTTTCCAGTCTCCTCGCGCTCGGCGGCGATCGAGACTTCGGCCGCCGTGATGGCCTGCTCCGCGATCTCGGGCAGGGCGTCGGCGAGTGCGGCGGCCAGGGCCGGGGCCAGGGTCTCGGTGACGGACTGCAACGCGGCGACGATCGACTCGACCGTGGGGTGGTCACCGCCGGCCAGGGCATCGGCCGCGGCCCGGCGGGCGATCTCGGCGAGGCGGGCGGTCAGGTCGGCGCCGGATTGCTCGATCAAGACCGAAGGGTCGAGGCTGGGGAGGTCAGCCATTGCTGCCCCCCTGGCCAGCGGCATTGGTCATGTTCAGCGGCTGGCGCAGCACGTCGCCGCCCGGCAGCGGAGGCCGAGACTCCAAGGCGCGGATCTCGTTCACGGTCAAGATTCCGGCGTTCGCGGCGGCGGTATAGGCGTTGAACCGGGCCGAAAGATCGGCGCGGGCCAGATCAGCGGTGACGAACTCGATGTAGAATTCCTCGCGCTCTCCTTCATCGAGAAGGTCGCGCATCATGGCCTGTTCCCAAATCTTGATCCACGGCATCATGGTCAATGTCAGGAACGACTGAGACATGTGCTCAGAATTGCTCCAAGTCGCCCGCTCCCAGTCTTGGGCCAAATGAACGGGCACACGAAAGCCACGGCAGATTTCCGAGGTCAGGCGGCGCCACGTTTCGAGGTACTGCGCGTCCACCGAACTGAACTGCATTTGCTCGAAGCTCAGACCCTCTTCGAGGACGATCAACTTCCCGGCCTCGGCCCCGGAATGCGCTGCCTGCACTGAGGTTTGAAGGCGCTTGATCGCCTCGGGAGTGAGGCGGCCGGATGCCTTCAAGGCCCCGCTGGGGCGGCACCCCTTGGCAAACAGCTTCGCGGCGTAGCCGGCCATCGCGATGTCGAGTGCGATGCTTTCGCGCAGCAGGTGGACCAGCGACAGATCGCGGTTCGGGTCCGCACCGGGCAGACGGATCACCAGCAGGTCACGGCGATCGACTTCTCGCCGTCCGCCGTCCGTGGTGGTGGCGAAGAAACGCGGCTCCCCGGTCATGCGGTCGGTTTCGCGGGTGATGACGCCTGGGGCGATGGGGGCGATCTCGACGACACGACCACCGGCACGACCGACCCAGGCGTAGGCCGCTCCATGCAACAAGGCGGCAGTCATCATGCTCTGGCGGAACTCGACGCTGGTCATCCAGTCAATCGGGCACCCTGAAATCAGCTTCTCGACCGGATGATCCCCGGCCCGGTCCTTCTCGCCGTTCGGACCACGACGAAAAACGTGAACGGGGATTTGCGAAATGCTCTCGCTCAGAACGCGGACGCAGGCGAGGCAGGTCGGGGATTGAAGGGCGCCTTCCGGCGAGACGCTCAGGCCCGAGGCCGTGCCGTTGGCCGCGCGGATCATGGCCTCAAGTTCGCCCCACTCACCGGACGATCTCGTCTCGATCCCGAACAATCGCTTAAAAAAGCCCATAAACTTCACCGATCGACTGATATCGGCATCATGAACTTATATGGGCCATTCTGTCAATGAACCCCGATCTATTATTGCACACCCTCCTTTCATTATGATCTTTACTCATACTCTACTGTGACTTTTTAGGTCACTTGAAAAACGGGGGCCGAAGCCCCCGCCATCATCGTTCCCACTCCAGCGCGGCGACGGCCTCATCGAGGCGTGCCAGGATCTCGGACACCCGCTCACGAAGCTCAGAGGGCGGGGCGTCGAGCAGGCCCAAGAGCCCGTCCTGGGCGATGGCGACACTCCGCCCCGCCTCCTCGACGCGGTCGCCGACGAAGCCGAGAGCCGACATGAAGATTTTGCTTTGGATTGCGCTCATTTCATTTTCCCCTGTGCTTGATAAGAAACGCTTCGATTGTTTCGGGGCCGGCGGCCTGGGCGGCGGCCCATTCTCGGTCGAAATCAGTGCCGCCGGTCGGGCCGGTGGTGTCGTCTGGGCTTTCATCGAGCCACCGCTCGCCCCGGAGCCAGGTCGAAGGATGGCAGACGAACTGTGGCTCCCGGCCCTGAACGGAAGCCGCGTATTGGGTGATGCCGGCGATCAGCACATCGAGTGAGGCTTTTCCCAGGGCCGACTTGAAGGCCACGCGAGCCTGCCCTTTCCCGATCCGGCGGGGGGCTAACGCCCACCACCGCTCGAATCCATCATCAGCCGCTGGTTCGCCCTTCCCGTCGCCGAACAGGTCGCGATCGCCGAGATTCTTACTTCCTTTCTTCCCTTTATTTGTTTTGTGCTCAAGCTGTGCCGCTTCTGTGCCGGAAGGTGTGCCGTCTGCTGTGCCGGTCTCATCGTCGTAAGACTGATATTTTTCGTAATTGCAGACGGTTATGACGAGTTGCCCTGTGCCGGTATCTGTGCTCACCAGTGTGTCGGTTTCGATTCGCTCGATGAACCGCCGAACCGCACCGACCGACCAACCCCACGCCTCAGCGAGGTACCGAAGCGACGCGGTCAACTGCCCTCGCTGGAGTTCGATCGTCCGCCCGGCAATATTGACGCGGCGCGGCTTCCAGGAGGCGGCCTCGACCAGCCACGCCCATGCCGCCCGGCGGCAGAACGACTCCCGCGCGCCACTGAGAGCTGGATGATTCATCCAACCACGGTGCATTTTGTAATATCCGCCGGGCGCACTCATCGTCAGTTCCCCGGCGCCAAGTCGCGGAAGCGGGACAAGGCTAGGTCGCAATAAAGACCAACGGTTCCGGTGGTTCCGTGCCGGTTCTTCTGGATCGAAATCTCGGCTCGATTGCGCTCCTGGAGGCATTCATCATGCCAATCAGCGAGGCGATCCATGAAGGCGCGATCAGTTTCCCCCGCCTTCCGCTGTGGCTGTTGCCTTTCCAAATAGTAGCATTTGCGAAACAAGAACATCACCACATCGGCGTCCTGTTCGATCGACCCAGACTCGCGCAAGTCCGAGAGTTGTGGCCGCTTGTCGTCTCGGCCCTCTACTCCCCTATTCAATTGGCACAATGCGAGGGTGGGGATTGCCAGTTCACGGGCGATCTCCTTCAGGCCCGCAGAGATTCGCGTTAGCTCCTGCAAGCGATTATCGCCTTTGCCGGAGACGAGGTGGAGGTGGTCGAGGACCAGCAGGCCAATTCCGTGGCGGCGCTTCATGCGGCGGGCTCGGGCGCGGATCTGGCCGATAGTCAGGCCGACCGTGTCATCGACGACAAGAGGGAGCCCTGCAACTTCGCGTTCTGCCTGCCGGAACCGCGCCCACTCGTCTTCTTCCAATTTTCCACGCCGGATCCTGTCGAAGGGGATCCCCGTGGCGTCGGAGGCAAGGCGCTGTCCGACCTCTTTTGCTGTCATTTCAAGGGAGAAGATCCCGGTGGGCACCTGCGTCGAAGCGACATGGCGCGCCACGCCGAAGGCCAGGGAACTTTTTCCCATGCTCGGCCTTGCGCCCAAAACGAGCAAATTTCCGGGGGCGAGCCCGCCTAATTTGTCGTCGAGATCGGCAAGGCCCGTGCTGAGCCCAAGACAACCGCCGCCGCGCTGGCGGGCGGCCTCGGCATCATCGACCATATCGCGGACGACGTCCGCCCAGGGCCTCGCCCCGCCGCCGTTGGTGCCAGTTTCGGCCAGCGTCGCGAGCTGCGCTTCGGCGGTTTCGATCATCGCGCCGGCCGGTCGGTCGAGGTCGATGGTGTGCGCGTCATCGACGATGTCCTGGCCCAGGCCGATCAGCTCGCGCCTCAAGTGCAAGTCGTGAACCAACCGGGCGTAATCGGGGGCGCCCAGCACCGACACCACGGCATTGGCCAGTTGAGCCAAATAGGAGATGCCGCCGATCTCGGCCAGTCCGCCATCGTTTTCGAAATACGTCTTCAGCGTGACCGGGTTGGCCATCTGGCCACGATCGATCAGCTTGCCGCAGGTGGCGTAAATCCGCCCATGCACCGGGTCGGCGAAATGCTCGGGGCGAAGGTATTCCGACACCCGCTCATAGACGCTGTTGCGCTCGAAGATCGCGCCGAGCAACGCCTGCTCCGCCTCGAAATTATGCGGCGGAATGCGAGCGGCGAAGGGGTTGGTGGCGGCGCTCATCGTGCACCCTCGTCGTCGGGGGCGTCGTCAGGCAGTTCGAATCCGGCGCGATGAACCCTCAGCAGGAACCGGCATCCCTCGCACATCAGGTCGCGCTTTTCGTCGTCCGACATCTGGGATTTGTTCGCCTGTTCGAATGCTTGCTCGAACTTTTTCAGGGCTGCGTCGATCACAATTCCAGCGATCACGCCCCCGATCGGCTCCGGGCCGCTCATGGCGTCACCTGCACGCCGTAGCGCGCCGCAACACGCTCCAGTTCATCGACAGTGCGGCGCCCGATCCCAGGCGTTGCCAACAGCCGCCGCCGCCCGAGGCGAGCCGCGAAACCCAACGTGCGGGCCCGCGCGATGCCGAGGAGGAGGTTGGCCGTTGATGCCGACAACTCGTCCCGCTGAAACAGGGCAACGATTTCGGGCGTCCGGTCGACCTCGCCGAGTGGGATCGATGGGCGTTTTTCGTGTTGATAAAAATGAGGGAACATCATATTGTCTTTCGTGTATTGATCTCGGCCGCGCCTCGAAAACTCAGCCTTGATCGGTTCTTCTAAAGGCCAGGACAGAAATGTTCTGGCCTTTAACTTGGGCGTAGTTGTCCTGTTGTGACGCAGGGCGTCACACCATGTCGTCAATGCTTCTGCTAGGTTAGCTGGCGCCCTTGTGCAAAATCTTGCGGATTGATGCACCGCGAGCAAATCGGCGGCGACCAATCATAATGGTCTCGATCTCGCCATTTTTCACAAGCTGGTAGAATTTTGTGTGGCCAATTCGTAGGATTTGCTTGGTCTCGCTAACCGGATGGATGCTCTCGTCATTAATTTGGGGGGCGTTCATCTCTGCCTCGATTGCGGTGTATAGCGACACGGTAACGCACGTGGCCAAACACGGCAAGCCGTCGACAAATAAAAAATCACTCACGTCAAGAAAAATATGAGCGACGCTCAT